CATTCGTTTTTCTTTCGTTGTTGTTATCGGCCCGGCGTCCCCCCTGTGTGAAAGGACGCCGAACCTTTTGCTTCTGCCCCTTCGGGGTTGCCGCCGCCGAAGATCAGTTATTGTTTGCCTGCCGCAGTAGAATCGTCGCAAGGTCCGCCGAAACGTCCACGTTCAAGGTGATTTCCGTCACGGCCGTCCCGTTCAATTCGCCCGCTGATTCCGCCGATATGTCGCAGGAAAAGTCAACGTGGTCCAGGACGACCTTGTTCGTGTCGTTCTGATCGTAAATTGTCAGCCGCCCATATCCGGCGCGGACAATATCGGACAGGGGCGCGATGCCGAGGAACGCCTGCGCGCTGCCCGCCGCAATCGCCGGTGCAGTAACCGCGCCGACCGTGCTTGCCACTTGCGAAACAAGGAACCGGACGCGGCCCACCAGCAGGTCAACCTCGAAATCTACTCCTTCCACTTTCGCGGCAATCGTGAACGCCGTCAGGTTCCGAATCCGCAGCCCGCCCACCTTTACGTCAAACCATTTCTGCGTTCCCGAAGGCGTCCCAGCCGAAAACGCCCAGGCGTCCGTTGCCGCGGCCGCTTGAATAAGCTGCGTGAATCCGGTTCCCGAGCTGCCGCCGCAAAGCAGCCGGACGACTTCGTAATTCCACTCGTCCAGCTTGAGCTGATACCGCCATCGGCTTTGCGTGTTGATGGTCTTGTCCTTGCGCCGAACCCCCCGATAGCTTCCGAAATGCTCTTCGCTTTGATTTTCCAGCGAAGGCGTGACGCTGACCACGTTCCCCAGGTCAAGCCAGCCCTTCAGCATCGTTTCCGCGGGCGTCAGCGCGCCGTCCGAAAAGGAAAACTCCGCGGTCCCTACGAGCAGCGCGTCCAAATTATGTTTCGGGTCTTTTTGGGCCATAGGATTTTAGATTCTGCGTTTCCCGCGTTCGACGATCTTCGGCTCGACTGTGACAGTAATTACCGCGTTCAGTGATGCGTCAAGCGTGAAATTCTGCGTGATGGCAACGTCGAAGGGCCTGCGGGTCCCGTTCAGCGAAGGCTTCACCGCGCCGGTTATATCCGTCTCGATCGCGTCCAAAACTTTTTCAACCCATGTCATCAGGGCCGGGTGTCCGTCCCCGCGCTTGTTCGCAATCTCGAAAAGCAAGATCAAGGACGGCTGCGCGAGTCCGACGCGGCCCGCGCCCCGGTAAGATTCGCCGCCTGTCATCCCCTTGAATTCGCAATAAGGAAAATCGTCCTGCCCTTCGGTCCGCTGAATCCCGGCCGGGTAAAACTTCAGGCCGTCCAGCAGCCGCGCCGGGACCTGCGCGGACGTGGCGTGGTATTCCAGGCGCGCAATCATTTCGGCAAGCGGCCGGGACAGATTACCCATTTTGAGCCTTCGCGACGGCGCGCCGGACGAAGGCGCGCATTTCTTCCAGCAGTATATCGACTGCTTTGCGCCGGGCCGTTTCCACTATCCCGTAAGCCCGGATGCCCTTGACCCATCGCGCAAGGATGAAGTCCCGTCCCCACTTGAAGCCCTTCCGCCATCCGCCCGCAGCGCGCCGGACCATCGGGATATAAAGAAACTTCTTCGTGACAGGTCCGTGCGCCCGCGTCCCGAATTCGAGGAAGCGCATTACCTTGTCCGCGTTGACCACTTCCCACCGGCTGTTTTCGATCTTGCGCACCATCCATTTGTTTTCCGGCTTCGCGATGTTCCACCGGGGCCGCTTCGCGTAATTCATAATCGCTTCCTTCGTGTCGATTATGACCATCGCCTGGACTTTGAACGCGGCCGCTTCAATCGTCCGGTCAGCCTTCTCCGGGGTCAGCTCGGCCGCAAGCCGCGCAAGCATCGCCTTCGCTGCGGACGTGTCCACCGTGGTCTTCAGGACGATGCCGCTCATACGGGATTGAGGCTGGCGAATTCTCCGTGTTGCTTTCGGGCCGCTTCGTTGTAAGCGCGAGCGGCCTGCGCTTCATCGCGAAATCTTCCCAGGTTTATTCCGCGATAATTGACTCTGATTCGCGCTCGCCATTTGCCTTCGGCGTCATCCCAAGACACACCTTTGAATCTGGAACTCGTTGGAGTCTTCCATTTGAGCCGGTTCGATGAATTCTGCCTTGTGGTGGCCACCCGCAAGTTGCGCCGCGTGTTGTCGTGCTGACAGTGGTTCCGGTGATCAATTCCGATTCCAGCAGGCGCGTTCAGAATCTGCCGGTGCATCCTGACGGTTCGCCATTTACCGCTTTCGAGGATAGTAGCATGAAGGTATCCCGCTGGATGTTTTGTCCACTTGAATTGATTCAGCGCAGGAAAATCCTCCGCGTCCACAAGCGCGAACCCGCCGCGCTTACCACCGAGCAAAATGATCGCAACGTCGTTCAAACCAGTATCGGCCCTTTTCTTCCAAGCACATCGAATACAGCTTTCGGAATGCTGCGGTCAATAATGCTCTCTTTAGCCCCATCAACTCCAACAACTTCTTTTCTGTTGGAACCTGAAAACGCCGCGGCAATCTGAAGCGCGCACCAAACTATTTCTTGCGGTATCCCGGCAGGAACAACGGTCCGATCAATCACCGGCGTCCCGGGCGTCAGCGTGTTCGCCGCGTCAAGATCGTCCCCGAGATAAACCATATCCACGGTTCCGCTGACGCCGCTTCCGTTCTGCGCGGTCAGCGTGACGACCGAAGCGTTCAGCCCGGTCCCTTCAGCAATCAGGCTCGCGTGCGCGGCATCGCTGAACAGGCGGACCCGCGCCTGCGTCCCGGACACCGTTGCAATCTGCCAGAAGACCACGGCCGTCCCGAGTCCGGTCAAGACCCAGTTTGAAAGCTGATTCAGCGTGTCCCCGGCCGAAGTGACAGGGACGAACCCCGTCTGATCGTAACCGAACTTCCCCTTCAGCGTCACGGCCTGCCCGGTGGAATACCCGAGCGCCCATCCGAAAGGGGACGAGGACGGCGCTTCCTGTCCGATCGTGGAATAAGGATTGATGAAGCCGCCGCCGCCCGCGCTGCCGCCGCCGATTCGCGCAAGGCCGATCGCTTCCCGGCGCGCCCGCTCGTAAACCACGGAATAGTTGACGCCTTCCGTCAAGGTCCCCGCCCCTTCGAGAACTTCCGTCAGGGAAACAATTCCGGGATGGGGAAGCAGAAGCACGCCGTCCGATACCAGGGCGTTCGCCGCGGTCAGCGTCAGCGGCGTGACGGAATAATCGTGAAGGAAATAATCCCGCGCCTTCCAGTCGTCAATCCAACGCGAAGCGCGGTTGATTGCCCGCGTGATTTCGTCAACCAAGGCTGCCGCCGCGTTTTTGATTTCGGCCTGAACGTCTGCAACGGAGCAGTAAGGGTTGACGAGCACGTCGGGCATACGGTCAAGCGGTCGCCGGGACCTTCTTCGCGTCCGCTTCGGCCTTCACTTCGGCCGCGGTCTTCTTCGGCTTCGGCTTCAGAATCCCCTTGTGCTTCGCGTCGTTCCATTCTTCAAACCGCTCGTCAGCCTGAATCCCCCTTTCCTCTTCCACGGTCAGGTCAATCTTTGCGCCCTTTTCCAGCCATCCGAAGCGGCCGATATTCGCGGGCTCCCCGAGGTAACAATAAGGCTTTGTCATTCGTTTTTGTTGTTTGTTGTTTTTGTTTGTAATAGGTCCGGGCCGAATTGAACAGCCCGGACCCAGGTTTATCCCAGGCGCTTCTTTTGTTGAATGCCTTACGCGATTGCCGCGCCGACCGCAACGGTGTGCCACGCAATTCCGTCGCTGATCGCGAGACAGGACGCGTCGGCCGCGCCGCCGTTGGTCAGCACAATCAGAACGTCCTTGTTCGTGGCCGCGGCCGGGAACGTGGTCTTCGTGAAGGTTTCAAGCTTCGTCAGCGGATAAGTCCGGGCCTTCGGTGCGACCGGGACAGTGGGTGCGAACGCCATAAGTTTTTGCCTTTCGTTTTACTGCTTTCGATTTTCGGTTTCGGATTTCTGATCGCGGGGATTACTTCGCCGCGCCGGGGCCTGATCTGCGCGCAGCTTCTTCCTTGCGCGCTTCCTCTTTCTTGCGGGCGTCCTCGTCCTTTTCCGCCTGCTCCGCAGCCGCGTCCGCTTCGTCCTGCCGCTTCTTTTCCGCGGGCGTCTTCGGCGGATTCGCCTTGCGATAAGCTTCCGTCGTTTCCTTGTTCCCTTCCTTCTGCGTCTTCCCCGTTACGTCCGGGACGTAGGGAATTGTGCCGTGCGCGAGCACGTTGACCGGCTCGCTTTGACGGACGACTTCAAACTGCGTCCCGTCCAGCTTCGCGAATTCAATGTCGCCGATTTCAACGATCGAACCGTGGCCGACCGGACCGAGCTTGCCGAGCGTTGCGTCCGGGCCTTTATACTTATACCGACTCATACTTTTTCCTTTCTTTTTACAGGTTCAACAATTTCTGTCCGTTCACCACAAGGCTGCCAACGAGCTTGTCCTGTTTGGAACAGTTGCACGCCGGACAACTGACAGCCATATTTGCAATTTCGTGTTTCCCGCTACTGGCGAGAGGAACGACGTGATCGAAATGAAACGATCCTCTGAATGACTTCTTGCAGTAATAACACCGATGGACTTTCTTCCGCGCTTCCCGTTCCACCATACGTTTGACCAGCACCGCAGCGCCCTTATCCATGCCGCGCAACTTGCCTCTGCGCCTCGCTGAATAATCCACAGCCAATGCCTTCGCCCGTTCTGGATTCGCTTTGTCCCAATCGCGAGTTTTCTTGAGGAACTTCTCTCGATTGGCCGCGTAATACTTCTCCATGTAGAGCCGACGCCGCTCTTTGTTGTCGCGCTGCCACTTGACAGCACGCGCACGATTTTTCTGAGCTTGCGCCGGATTCTTCCGAAGCCACTCCCGCATGTAAGCCGCGTTTTCAGATCGTGTTTTTTCGGGTGTTTTCAGGCGCGCGTGGAGCGTTGCCGAAGCAAACACTCCACGCAACTTAATTACTAATAATTATATCCCACAGCCACGGTTTTGATGGTGGCTGAAGGGGCTTCCGCCGCCTGGAACGCCTTGCGGAACGACGCAACAATATCGTTTGTCTGCGAACGAATGTTCTTCGCCGTCTCGATCGTGAATTCCCTGCGGCTGCCGAGGATGAACCCGAACTTGTTGAAGACGAGCGCCGAGCCTTTCGTCGTCGTCACGCCGTCGTAAACGCCCGCCGCGTTCAGGTCTTCCCGCGTCATTTCGCTGCGGACAACTGTGCCGCCGTAAGGCGACGTCAGCGCCCCGCCGCCGCTGAAGGTTCCGGGCGTCCCCCGGTAGTAGGCGAGCGCGAATTCGTCCAGCGCGAGCAGCGAAGTCCAGCCGTTGACGCCGAGCAGCCAGACAAGATCGTTGTTCCTTGCGCCCCACTTCCCGAGCAGCCGAAGAAGCGCGGTCAGGTTCGCCCGATTCAGTCCGCCCGTTGACAGGTCCGCTTTCAGCGTGGCCACGGCAAGCGCGAGCTTCCGCAGGCCCATCCACGCCTTGCGCTGATCTTTCGGGTCCGTCACGTCCGAGTCCATGTGGGTCGCCGTGGTATCCCCGTTGATGATTGCGTTTTCAAGCGCCCGCGCTGCGGCCCGGCCGAGCTGGAATTGCAGCGTCGGAAGGATGGGAACGATCGAATCCTCGTCCGCTTCGTAAGAATACTGCACAAGCGCCATAAGCCGCGCCGTGGTCAGCGTGATTTTTGCCGTCCCGGGGTCGGAAGCCGTGGCGTCCGTGTTCTGCACGTTGTTCAGATAGAAGACCGGGTCCGTTGTCAGCAGCGGATAATCATAGGGGTCCGTGGGCATCTGGACTTCCTGCGCCAGGAACATCTGCGCAAGATCGCTGTCCAGGTAGAGCCGCCGATGCAATTCCGAAGACAGGTCCCGCGGCATCCATTCTGCCCCGCTGCCGGTCCCGCTTGTGGTCAGCGCCTTCGCGCCCTGCGTCTTCAAGCCGAGATACATTTGATCTGCGAGCTTCTGCCCCTGCTCCAAATCCCGCTTTTCAATCCCGTCGTTCTGATGCTTCTTCATCAGGACGTTCATCAGTTGCTTCATGTGCAACGGCAGGCTCGCCTTGCTCAAGCCGTAAGGGATTTCGATTTGATTCCGGGCTCCGGTTGACGGGTCCGCGTCCCCGCCGAACAGCATCTTCGATTCCCGGACGAACTTGCGCACCTGATCTGCCAGAATGGTTTCGACAACCTTGTCGATGCCTTCGGCCGTGAACTTCGGGACCGCGCCCGCCGCGTCCTTCGGGAACTGCTTCGCGAAGGCTGCGTCCACGATCGCCTTGACGCCTTCTTCCGTCAGCGTTGCGGCCTGATTCGGGGGAAGCAGTTCGGTCAGGGCCTTCTTCACGGACTTGCAGACGGAAGCTTCAACTTCGTCCATCGTCAATTCCTTCGTTGCCCCGCCCGCTGCGCCCGCTGCGGCCCCCGGCTGCCCGCCTGCCGCGCCTGCGCCTGCCCCTGCGCCCTGCCCGTCGTCCGCGTTTTCTTCGGTCAGCGCGGCCGCTTCCTTCGTGTCCCAGTCCACCTTCAGCCGGTCAAGCTCGGCCTGATCTTTCTTGTCCTTGACCGCCTTTTCGTAAGCGGCTCGCGCCGCGTTCGCAATTTTTCGTTTGTTCATTGAATAGCTTTCTGTTGTTGAACCGCTGTTGTTGCCTTCCCTGCCCGCGCTGCGCGCCCGTAATCCCGAAGTTTCGGGGCGGTCAGTTCTGCAAGGCTAAAAAATTCGCCCGCTTTATTTCCTGCTCGGTGGCTTCCCGGACGCTGACGATCGCTTCCGGGTTTGACGGGACGGCCACAAGCGAACCTTCAAACAGGTCCACCTTGAAGATGCCGCGCCGGTCTTCTGAAAAGTGAAAAATCCCCCCGATCGACATTGTTTTAAGATGGCGCTCCACAAGCTTGAAGCGCACGTCGATATTGCCGGGCGCGTTGGAAAGCATCCCTTCCACGTAAAGCCCCTTCGCGTCTTCTTCCGCAGTGGTGAAGCTGCCCGCGATATTCCCCACGGCGTTGCGATGATCAATCAGCATCACGGGGTTCGTCCTGAACCGCTTCAGCGTTTCCTCGAACGCGCCGGGCATCACGTATTCGCCGTCGCGGTCCGCCTTCAGCGCGTTCGCGAAAGTGGACAGGTATCCGCGGATGGACACGTCCCGGTAATCGACAACTTTTTCGCCGTCCTTGATGACCTGAATCTTTTTCACGTCAGGAACTTCAAGCTCAACGGTCGCGTCGAAGTGCAAGACCTTCCGCTGCGCGGGGGGAACAGTGGCGGGAATAAGCTCCGCGTGATGCCTGCAACCGCGCCGGGTGACCAGCACGATCTTCTTCTGCTCAGGCTGACGGGCGCTTACGAAACGAAGCTTCACGTTGGGAAACCTCTCAAACAAGCGATGGGGGGTCAATTCAATTACTGCCCCCACCTGTTGCGTGCGCGGTCCCCGGGTCACTGCTCCTGAATCGCTCCGGCCACGATTCGCGCCGTGACTCCTTCAGGCTGTTTGTGAACAAGGCGCTTGAAGGCCGCGGCAATCGTTCGGACTTGATCTTCAATGTCCCGGAACAAATCTGCGTCCGCAACAATGTCCGGCGTGTCCGGGTATCCGTCCCGATCAAGCAAGTCCAACTGTTCAAGCGTTTCGTCGATCAGGACAAGACGCCGGGACAGCCGGTCGATGCGCCCGGACACTATCGTTCCGGTTGCGGGCTTGATATTCAGCGCGGCAATGTCCCGCCAGCCTTCAAGCTCGGGAACGATCTTCGCCTTTTCCGCAATCAGCTCGGCCTTCAGGTCCAGCAATTTTTGGCTGCTCATAAATTTGGGAAGGCAGGGGCCGGAATGCCCCCACTTCCCCAGGCCGCGATTGATTATTGTTCCTCGGGGGTGCCTGCGACGATTCGCGCCCCGACCGCTTCCTTCGCCCGCACGTCGAAGTCGATCGTTGCAATCAGCTCGCGCTCTTCGCCCGAGTCCAGATCTGCGTCCGCCTTCGATTGCACCAACGCTGCGCCGTCCTTGCCGGTCGCCCGCGCCACTGCGCTCAGTCCGTCCGTGGCCGGGGTGACTTCAAT